AAGTTCTTTGTTGGCCTGCATTTTCATCACTTCACCTACAGTCTTTGTTGAAAGACCTGGAAGTCCATTTGGCATATCGCCGGCTTTACCTCTATTTGCCGCATCGTAACCCATTCTACCACTTTCAGCTTGACCAATTTGTTCAAGTGATACGCCAGATGTTGCAGGTGTTACAGGTGTTGGACCTGCCGCAGGCGCCACGTTTTGTGGTGATGCTGGTGTCGGAGAAGGTGATACATTTACATCTATTTGTTGTTCATCAGAAATAGAACTGAATTCTTTCCACAGTGAATATAATTCCCATGCCGTCCACACACTAAAACCCAGCTGTACTGCGGCCGCAACCCACCCAACGATTGGCACTGTGGCCAGTGCTCCTGCTGAAGCAAGTTTTACTGCAATTTTACCCCACAATCTAGGTGATTTCTGTGCAACAAATTTTAGGAATTTACCCCATCTTGAATCTTGTGTTGATTGCGCTAACTGTCCAACAGATTGTGTTCTAGCATCAAGTATGGCTGTTCCTGTTTGTTTTGCCAATCCAGGAATTTTCGATGCGCCAGAAATTGCTTGTTGAGCAGCGACACCACCTGCAACAGCCGCAATGGCCTTATCTGTTCCAGAAATTTCTCTTTTTTGTGTGATTTGATTAATATCAGGTGCACCCATAGCATCAGGTGTTCCTGTAACATCGGGAGTTCCCGGTGGTGCCACAGTTCCAGGCGCAGCAGGTTCATATTGATTATCTTTATTTAAATAATAGAGTGCGCCACCCATTAAGACAAATGGTAGAGATTTTTTCAATAACTTAGAGCCTGCGCCAGCAGCTGCGGCGCCACCGGCACCGCCTACGGCAGCTCTCGTCAAAGAAACGGTCGCAGCCACAACAGCGGCATTAAAAGCTGCCAGCGCACCAACTACGGTTGCGATTGCACCACCAAGGGTAACTTTTATTGAGCCAAAAGGAGTTTCTAATGATGTTAGTTGAATGCTGAAAAATTCTCCAATGGTTTTGAAGAAATTACTTATTGTGTTACCTATTGATTCTCTAACGTTTGGGTCTTGTAATAGTTCACCAACAAATTTTATAGAACTTGAAATTCCATCAAAGAATACACCTACAACTTTAACCATGAATCCTTTTACGGCATTTCGAACATCTTCATTCTCTAAAAGTTTTCCTATGCCAGCAACTAATCCGCCGTACATCAATCCTTTGAACAAGTAACTAAGGAATCCACCACCTTCTTTTTCACCAGTGGTTGTCGAAACTTTAGTTGGACTTGTCGTTGGGCTTACAGTTTTAAATTGTGATTCGTAAAGAGATTCACGTTCCTTTGCAGTTTGAAAGAATCTATCCGCTTTATCTCTTTGTGTGCCGCCTGATAATTTTACAAGTTTGACTATACCTTGTCGCATGATATTTGTGTCACGCATCATTAGAGGCATAACCGATGTATTCTTAGCAACAATGTCAAGTCTTTGATTTAAAGAAGAAATGTCTAGAGACGGTGCAACCAACTGTGAAGTCTTAATCTTTTCTTTTGGTTCTGTCGCACTATAACCTTTAACTTTAGGAAATAAGGCATTCATAACCGAACCACTCTTGAACAAGTAGTTTCTTGGGTCGATTTTTTCTAACGTAGTCCCAACAGCTGCCGTTCCTACGGACGAAAACAAATTAGAACCGGTCTGTCTTTGTTTTTTGAGAAGTTCTTTGAATGCCATTTCTTATCTCTTTTTACTTGCGTTTAGTAATTTCATCTTTTCATTTTCTTCTTCAATGTGTTTAACTAACAAACTAACATAAATTGATTTTTCCCAAGGTACCATATTTTCTAGTTCACTCAGGCTGTATTTGTGGTGATGCAATAAAGCAAAATTCGTTTCGTAATGATTTTTTAAATTGTCATAACGAAACGTCATCCGAAAAAATTTTGAATTCCCTCCACCATAATCTTTTCAGAGTAACCACATTTCGTACACTTGAAATCAACTTCTTTTCTTAGTTTAGGCATTGTGTCAAAAAATGTTTGAATCTTCGAGAATTGTTCTCTTGACATGCCTTCAATAAATTCTTGAAGTTCTTTGGTGTCGATATCTTTTTTATAGTAGATGTTGTCTTCGTCATAAATGAAGTCAACACATTCGGTGATAATTTTCATCAATGTTTCAACTTCTGAACCAGTTTCTATCGATTCAACCATTTTGAAGTTTGGGTATTTCATAACAACACCCATTTTAGGTCCTAGTTCAATTTTGTTTGTGTGATTTTTCTCTATTTGAGGTTTCACATCCAACAAATTGAAATCAATCTTAACAAGATTGTTACAAGTCTTTTCTTCACCTGCATCGTCTTTAATTTTGTTGTTGCACTTGTATTGCAATTCAGAAACTTCACTAATAGATTTTGCTCTTAGATTTAAAAAGAAAAATTCCAAATCTAAAATAGGCAACATATCTACATCAAGCTCATCCAAACAACAGTTATTGATGATTTGTTTAATTGTACTTACAACTTCTTTTTCATCTTCTGATTCCATTGCCATCAGAAGTAGTTTTTCTTCTTTGACCAAGAATGGTCGATATTTAACTTTCTTTTTTAGAAGTGGTAAATTCAATTCATAAATTGGCACATCAAGTTTTGGTAAAGCCATTGTCTATCTCCATAGTTTAAATAATTCTGTTAAAAATTGTGCCGGCATCATTCAATACACCGGCAGCTTTTCTGTCAACCCATTGTCCAAACTTTACACCAAAGAGTGCTGTTGCAGCTGCAAGAATGTCGTAGTTTCCTTCGTAGATGACTCTGTATTTTTGGTAAGCAAATTGTACGGTCAGGCGGTGAAAGCCTTCTTCCGACCATGACAATGGTTGAGAAGAAATACCAATTGGGAAAGCGTCAATCAATTCAACCGCAAAAATCTTACGGATGAATTCATCATATTGGACAATTTTTATGTTTGTCAGATATCTTGTGTTTTCGCCTTTAGGAAATCTCAAATTGTTTGTATCTGTCGGATGAATAGATTCCATCCATTTGTCAAATAACTTTCTTTCAAAGAACTCGTTAGTGCATAAGAAAGTTAAGTTTGTATCGTTGTACTGTGTTTGATATGGCACTTTAAATGTTGGACCATACACTTTTGCATCGGCAGTAACCAAAGTTTTTCCAGGTAATTCTGCACTCTCACATTGTAACGCTAGGTAACGACTTAATGTTGGATTGTCGCTTCTTGATTGAGAATTCGATGCCTCACCACTTAAAAGGTCAGTCACATCGGCCAGAACGGTGTTGCCGATGTTTAGTAATTCCTCTAATGCAGAGTTTCGTACAAAAGAATTGATGTACTGAGGAATAGGAAGAACAACTTCAAAACGACTTGGTTTTGAAAGTCCATCTTTACTGTTTAAATTGGATAGAAATAATTGCGGTGAAAATGACATTAGAATTTTTTCCTAGAGTCTGAATATACTTTACTTGTTGATGCACCGACAAAAGATTCTACAGGTAACATAACTGCAATGTCCCACTCATCGGCAGTTATTTCCAAAAATCTGGATTGTACGTGATTGAACAAATATCTTTTTATACAAGGTTGCACTTCATACATTTTTGATGCTCTTGTAAGCAAATCATAACTCAATCTTAATTTTGTTGTTTTATCGTATTTTGTATTTGTTGCGTATTCGCTCAATTTATCCAATAGAATGATTCGTTGCTTTGGGTGAATGTAATGCAGATTCAACCCTAAAAAACCGTCTGGGTAGTGTTCAATTGGTAAAACCAGTGGGAACCTATCGTAATATGGCAACGTATCCTTCGTTTTCGGGTCATAGTAGTAAAAATACATACGACCTATAATGGAATTACTTTTCAACCTTTCACGGTCTGCCATGAGTCCTTGCTTGGTAGGGCTGAGAGATTTTATTTTGACACGGAGCCATTCCCGTGCCTGATTAGTGCGCGGTGCCAATCCCTCTTTCGCAAGAGAACTCTTAATTCGGTCTAGTAAGTATGCCATGTTCTATTTATCACAAAAAACAGAGGCAATAAATAACATCTGCCTAAGGAATCGACAGAATCTGTTATAAGTATTGGTGTCCGCTTTAGAAATTAAACGATTCCCAAATCCTTTTCCGTAAGTACCTTGAACTCCCATCCGTGGTCCTTACAGAATTCAGTTGCCGCTTTCCACTTGGATTGGTTGATTACGTAAGTAACTTGTTCGGTAATAAACTTCTGTGTCTTTCTTTTTCGCACAGGTTCTTTTGTCTGATATTCTGGTTTTACTTCTAAAACGTAGGTCATCACAGAACCATCACGTTTTTTCACTTTGACGATAAAATCTGGAAAGTAACGGTGTATCTTGTTGTCGATAGGATTGTAATATTTTATTGGCAATTCTTCAGATGACCACCAAATAACACTATCGTTGTTATCCAACCATGTCATCACACGGGCTTCCCACGTAGAACGCCAGATGATGTTCGATGCATCACCGTTGTATTTTTTTGGATTTTTGGGTACAAATCGTCCTGAATATGCCATAAATAGTATTTATTAACCAGTAGGGACTAAGATGGCTCTATTCTCATTTACAGACATTAAGTTTAAAACCAACACCAGTAGGAATGATTCGTCAAATGCATTGACGGAAAACAACCAATATAGAACAAACACGTTCAGATATCCTATTGATTTAGGTGTTGCGGACAAAGGCCACTATGTTGTCATTCACGTAAATCAGCAAAAACAAACTGCATTTCAACGACCACTTTCTTCTGATTATCCAACAGTTTGGCAGAATCGTTTAGAAGGTAATTCAACCACACCTTTTTCACAAGGTTCTAGAATTTTAGGTGAAGCAATATCCGAAGTTGAAAATCTTGTTGGTACGTCTGTCATTGATAAAAATGACATTGCAGATTTTTCTACTGGTTTCTTGAGAACGATTCAAAGAACAACAGATACAATCGCATTGTACATGCCAGATACGGTGCAATTTCAAGCCAATCAACAATACGATGAATTAAATTTAACTGGTTTGGTTGCTGCTGGTGCAACAACCGCAATGTCGTTACAAGACATTTTAAAGAATGCAAAAGCTGGAAGTTTTACTGGTGTTTTGGGTAACCTGGCACCAATGATTTCTTACTTTGCAAACCAACAGAACATCACTAGAGCCGCATTTACTGGTTTTACTGGTAGAGTTACAAACCCATTGATGGAAGTTATTTACTCTACTCCTCGATTGAGAGAGTTTAGATTTGACTTTATGTTCTATCCTAGAAGCGAGATAGAAGCAAAAGAAGTACAGAAAATTATTAAGAGACTACAATTTCATCAGGCGCCAGAAATCGATATCAAAAATCGTGGTTTCTTTTTGGTTCCTCCTTCAGAATTCGATATCAAGTTTTATTACAATGGTGCAGAAAACTTAAACGTTCCTAGAATTTCAACATGTGTTATGACTTCTTTTGATGTTGACTACGCACCAAACGGATGGTCAGCATATGAAGTTATGGGCGAAAACAAACCTGAAATTGGTAGAACAGGTATGCCGGTTGCAATACGCTTGAGCCTAGGATTTAAAGAGACTGAGGTTATCACCAAACAATTGTTGGCTGGTGATGAAAATAATGGTGAACTTAGAACACAAGCTGAAATCGATTATTCTAATTCTCTTGGTGATTTTCCTGGTTAATAGGTAATTAAATGGCAAAATACTTTTCAAAATTTCCTAAAGTATATTACAACTTAAACGGAAATCAAAACGTTGATGTTGTAACTAATATTCTGTCGCGTTTCAAAATGTCTAATCATTTGAAACAATATTCAGCAGCATATTACAATTACAATATTATTGATGGTGAAACGCCAGAAATAATTTCTGCCAAAGTTTATAATGAACCCGAAAGACATTGGGTTATTTTGTTTATGAATGATATCGTTGACCCACAATGGGATTGGCCATTAACTTTTGATGTTTTAAACACGTATATTGAAAACAAATATTCGGCACCAGAATATGCAGATACTGCAAACACTTCAAATAGTGGAATAGAATGGGCTAAAGACCACACCAAATCTTATTACAAGGTTGAAACTATACAAACTTCAAATGGTAGTACCGAAGAAAAAATAGAATTGGCTTTACCAGAATATAATAATGTGGTTACAGGTTCAGTTTCTTATACTTTGTCAGATAATAATGTCATTGATGTTGTCACAACAAAAGAAACAAAAAATTATTATGACTATGAACTTGATTTGAATGAATCAAAGAGAATAATTAAGATATTAAAAAGTGAATTTGTTGATGCGTTAGAACAAGAATTAAAGCGAGTTTTAAATGCCTGATGAAACCGAATTAGATGCGGTAGTGGTTACTGCAAGTAGAGAAAATAAGCTTGAAATAAGGCAGACATTACAATTCAGAATCGTTGAATTAACTTTGATTCTGAGTGATGGAAGCAAATTTGATATTTCTTCTATTTTTGAAGAAATTAATTTGTATGATAATTTATTTACTCCTTGCATGTCAGCAAGTATAACAATACGCGATGCGAATAACCTTTTCACCAAATTAAAATTAAAAGGTGATGAAAAGATTTATATTCAAATCGATAAAGGTTCTGAAATGGAAAATA